ATAGGATGCCCCCCTGCGCTATATGGCGTTCCATCAATAGGTATCGCGGATCGGTCTGCAATGATAGCAGCGGCCTCATACGCCGCTGCAACAAGCGCGTCGGCCACGTCGGCGCGGATATATTGAGTGAACGGCGGGCTTGCCAGCGGTCCTTGCGTCACGGCAAGTCCGGGTCTCCAGTCTAGCCATATCCGCTCTGGTGCGTCAGTCATTCTTTAACCTCCGCAATGGCGCGAAACCGGGCAAGGGCGTCAAAAAACTGTTCCTCGGTGCGAACAATCCGGTCTCGCATCATTTCATCGCCAAATGGTGACGTGTTGTCGTTCAGCGCAATAAGGTTGTCGGCTGCATCCGCCAGTTCCCCCGCCACAATCGCCAAGCGGGCTAGGTCGGGGGCGAGTGTTATCAAGGCAGTGTTGAACATCCCGCGAGGCCCATTCCCAGTGTGACATACGTCTATGTCATTCCCGTAATGATTTTTTGCAGACACAAAAAGAAACCGATTTGGGTCTCCCATTTTGACCGAATTGCAGACATACTCGCCTAGTTCTTCTGGTGTCATTTGGCCGCCGTGATCTTGGTGGGTCATATTGCATCCGACCCAAGGCCCCGGAGTTGCGCCGTCCAGCGCCTCTTTGGCGCGGTTTATCAGGTCAGTCATCGGTTCAACCTTTCATGCGCCCATGCGGGCTTAGTGTCGTGGTGTGATGCGGATGCCCCGACAATAGAGCCGACAAACATAGCGGCCCCGGCTAGCACCAAAAGAACCAGGATCACCCACAGAAACGACATTGCGCTTTTCAGCCTGTCCGCGCGCATTTGCGCCGCGTTCTGCGTTTCCCATGCGCTATCAAAAGGCTCGTAGTCTGGGGGGGATGGGGGGCGGTGTGTCATTTGTTCAGCCTTTCTGCGCGATCAAGCATGCGTTGTAATTCGTAGTCTAGCCACATTGGGCGTGTCATTTGTCAAAACCTCTCTCTTTCAAAAGTTTCAGCGTTTCTTGCATTATATGATCAAAGCTGCCGTTTTCGTTGTTGCGCAAGCGGGGCTTTTGGGAGGAACCAACCCCGCTTGCGCCATCCAGCGCGGGAGGATGCGCAGGAATGGGGGTGTCAGTCACGGCTCATACCCTGCCGCGATGTTTTCCAGTTGGCCAACAAAAACGCCAGAGGCGGCGCTTAGTTCGTCGGCAGCCCGCCCCGCTTCATCGCGGTCCGCATGGGCGGCCTTGCACGCACTGAATGCCAGAATGACCGCCTCAATTAGAGCAAAGTGTTCAGGCAAGCCGTTTTCCTTTGCGTCCATCGCGGCTGCGCGCAGAAGAAGTGGCAAGGCACTGTTACCACCGCCCACTGATGCCAAGGCACATCCGTGAACGTGGCTCGCCTTAACAAGCCAATCGGCGTGATCTCGGCGCAAGTCCGCAACGGTTGTTTTCAGGTTTTGCATGTCGTGTCCCTTTCTGTTGTCTCTGCGCCATAACTACACGTCGTTTAGCCTTGGCGCAAGTAAAAACACCGGCAACAAGAAAAAACTTGCGCAAGGGTAAAATAGCCTGCATAAAACAGCATGGAAAACACACAAAACTTACCAGGCATTAAAAAGCTGCAAGCGTTTTTTGACCGGGGCAACAAGAAAAAGGACTTTGCGGAGGCGCTGGGCATTAAACCGCCGCACCTGTCACAAATCCTAAGCGGATACCGTCCAGTCATGACCCTAAGCCTTGCAGCAAAGATCCACGTAGCAACAAACGGCAAAGTCACGTGGACCGACTTTCTGGACCCGGATGACCGCGCGGCGATTGACGTGCTAAACAAATAGCCAAGAGTTAACCGTCCGAAACCCCACGCATAGCCCAAAGCCGCTTTGCCTCGGCTTCCACTTTAGGCCGGATTGCCGCAGGTATCCTGCCAAGCATGTTGCGCCGCGTGCCTTTGTCTGGGGCGGCAATGATTTGTTTCGCCGCGTCATATATATGCTTGCTTGCGCAAGACCTGATACCCGGCTGCGCGTCATCCCATGGGACGCGCCCCATAAGCAAATCTTCAATCTGCTTAGATGGTCTCCAGCCATTCATTGAACGCCTCCCAAGCTGCATCCGCACCCAACGCCACACAAGAAAACGCGCCTGCATGTGCCGCCGCAGCCAAGTAATCCAGTTGACCGTCCTGCCATTTGCTCTGCGTCCTGTCGCGCCGTTTCATTTCACAAACGAACGACACGCGGCCCGGTATGATAATGTCAGACGCCCCCGGCGTCATGCCCTCGGCTTTGTGCTGCGCAATCGCGCGAAATTGGCCCCCGCGCAACTGGGCCTCGTTCCGGGGATGGATGGCCAGCGCGCCCCACGTAACGGGATGTTCGCGGCGCAGGCGGTTGAAAAACGTCACCTGCTCCACAGTTTCAGCGGGACACTTTCCCCGCCACTTTGGATCGCCAAACTGGCGCACCTGATCGGGCAAGTTATCTATTCGCATGGCTCTAAATCCTCCTGTCGATTGTATGCTATAACCCGATAAAACCCGCTCGCCGCGTCTTTTTCATAGGTCACAGTTTCCGGTGGTTCCTGCCCCCCGCTGGTCGCGGCTTCAAACGCCTGCCATTCAGACACCCCCCTGGGATGCCGCGTCTCCGGTGTAAACCAAATCGCAAAGCTGCGATATGGCGTGGTAATATCAACCCGCAACGTCTTATTGCCTCGGCTGGAAACCCCCGGCTTGCATTCCATTGCCAGCACCTTATCCGTCTGGCGTTGTGTCGGGTCTTTCTTCATAGCCCTAAAGTCGGCCATTAGCTTTTCATTAGGGTCAACAATCTCGCCCTTGCACGCGCAGCAATAACGCGCCGCAATGTCGTTTGCCGCGTGGCAGCTTGGGCATTCCTTGATTGTCCAACGGTATTCACACCGCACATGTTCACCCCGCGCGCCTTGCCGGATCATACCAAGGCACCGCCTGCCAAAATGCGCGGGCATCGGCCCCACGTCTGGCACCTCAACGCGGTTGCCGTCCAGGTCGGTGCAATATCCATTCGCGTCGATCAGGCCGCTGTCGGCATAGCCAAAAGCCTCTGGTCGCATGTTGAAAGCGTTTTCATGCCCGCACCATTCGCACACCGCGTTAACGCTTTTGGCCCCTTCATCCCCGCCCTTTTGGGCTTTGATCGTAGGCGAAAACAGATCCCCGTCAGGGCAGTGCGTTTCTACATTCTCCGTGTAATCCAGCACAAGGCAATCCGCCTTTCCGGGATGCAGGCGCAGCCCCCGGCCTATGATCTGCTGCAATAAGCCCACGCTTTCGGTTTTTCGCAGTATGGCAATCACATCAACATGCGGGGCGTCAAAGCCCGTGGTTAGGACTGACACGTTCACAAGGTATTTTAGTGCACCAGCTTCTCCGCTGGCCCCGGCCTTGAACCGTCGCAAAATGCTTTCGCGCTTTGTCTTGTTGGTCTCGCCCGTCACAATCTCGGAAAGCTCTGGGGGTAGGCTTTGCATGACCTCTTGCGCGTGCTGGACGGTCGCGGCAAAAAACATCACGCCCATGCAGTCGCGGGATTGCGCTACAACATCTGCCACGATCTGAGCCGTTAGCCGCCCCTGGCCGTGATAGGCCCGGTCAACCGCGTCCGCGTCAAACTGCCCGCGCGCGTTTAGCGTCAGTCCGCTGGTGTCATATCCTTGCGCGTGTATTTCGCCCAGCTTGGGCGGGGTTAGGTAGCCTTGATCAATCAATTCATGTGCGCCAATACGGTCAACACACTTCACGAAATACGGCGCGCGCGCCGTAGTGCCCGGGTTTACGCGCCCATCTGGCCACATGCGAAAGATGTAGCCCGATCCCAAGCGATAAGGCGTGGCGGTCAAGCCCATCACGCGCAGGTTTGGATTTGCATCTTTCATCTTGGCAACAATGCCCTGCACTGTGGGCGTAATCCCGTGGGCCTCGTCAATCACGACAAGCCCGAACCCATCATCCCCTGGCCTGCAAAATCGACTGATCCTATTCTTGACCGTCAATGGCGACCCGAAAACGACCGGATGCCGCAAGTCTTTGCCGCCAGCGCTGGCGCTAAATAAGCTGCACGGGTTTCCAGTTGCCAAAAACTTGGCGCGGTTTTGCGTGACCAACTCGGCAGACGGGGCAAGGCACAACACGCGCTTGCCAGTCTTGTCGTGGATGATCCGCGCCACATCCGCAATTATGTGGGACTTTCCTGCGCCTGTTGCCGCATCGATGATAAATGGATCGACACTTTTTCGCATCCAATCCAGTGACGCATCTAGCGCGCGCTGCTGGTATGGGCGGAGGGTCATTTCAGCCCCCAAAACTCAGACGCCTTGCCCCGGTATGGCTCAAGGTCGGCGTCGGGCGCTATATCCTTCAAAGCCTTAGCATAAGACACCGCCCCCACCCGCTTTGTTAGCGTCAGGTTGCGCCCCGCAAAAACCGCATTGCGCCCGCCTGCTACCTGCACCATCTGGGCCAGCAAGTCTTTTTTGCGTTCCTTCGCGCGGTCCTCGGCATCACATAGTTCGTCCCACTCGGACACCATGCGCGCGGCTTCCAGCGTGTCAATTTCAACCCGCTTCGCCTCAAGGTGCGGCGCAGCGTTGTGTTCGCGCTCGTGCAGATATTCGGCATAAAACTGGCGCAGTTTGGGCAGGTTCTTAGCGCGCCATTTGCTGCAAGGCTTCACCGTCTCTAGCGCCGTAAATCCAGCCCCCCACTGGAAAAAGTCCCACCATACCCTCTCGCAGACCCACAAGCTGAATTGGATTTGATCGTGGTATTGAGGTTGCTGCTCAAGTGTTTTGAAAGTGTCGCCGTCCTGCATTTTGCGCTTGCCGAATGGGCATTTAATCTCAAGCCCCCCAACAAGACCTACAAGCCCGTCCGGGCTGCACCCCGCCCAATCCTCTTTCGTGACAAAACCAACAGCCTCGACCGCGTTTCCGGTTTCCATTTGATATTCTACAAGCGCGCCGCCCTCGTGAAACGTGCCGTATTCGGTTGCGACGTTTCCAGTAAATTCGCTTTCAGCGCCGCGCCAATCCCGAACCATTCGGCGCATCACGTCATCGCGGGTGGCAAAAGGCGAATTGCCAAGTATTGCCCCCACTGCGCTTCCCGTGATCCTGCCTTTGCGCGATTCATGCCATTCTGGTGTTCGTTGTTCCATTTTTTTCACCAATTCCCGTATAGAATGCCTTGAAACAAGGCTATTCTTTTAGATTTATCTTTAAGGTTCATTTGCTTAGCAGACGCGGTCGCAGCCCTCCAAGCCTTGAATTGATCCCATGTTGAAACAACGATAAGGTTAACTTCTCCACGTCTGTAGGTGTAAAAATCGGAATTGCCATATTCCTCTAGATCTTCTTTCGTCGTCAACGTGAAGCCGTTTTTCTCGTACGTACCATTTCCCTTGAGGTCTAGGACAACAAAATCAGCGTCTGTATCCATCGGCGGCGGCGAGCAAATCTCTCGGCTTCCCGTTCTGAAAAATGGAAACCCTAAGTTTCCCAAGTCTACCCATGCTTCTTGTTCTGTGTATTCCACATCTCTCTCCTTTCGCTTCATGTGCCGCGCCCCACCACAGGACGCGGCGAAGTTGTCGCTAAAATGGAATTTCGTCGTCCAGCGAGCCAGCGCCCAGGCTTGACGCCTGCGGCTTAGCTTTCGGCGGAGGCGCGTCCTTCACGTCAATGCCTTTGGATTTGGGCGCAACCGCCTGCACCCAATTGCCCGAAATGAATTCCCCAGGCTTTTCACGATCAGGCATTTCCCAGACCGCCAGCCGCACAATCATAGGCTTATTGGTAAGGCATGCCGTCAGCGTTTCGTCGGTCGGCACGCCGGGCTTTGTCGTCAGCTTTCCGCCAGCATTGGCGTCAATAGCCGCCAACATGCGCCGCGCCTTGTCGCGCTTTTTCGCGGCCTTGTCGGCGTCTTTGGCGTTGGGGTCATCATCAGTCACCCACAGCTTATGATACACCTTGCGGTTTTTGTATTCATCCGGCGAAAGAACCGTCCAGCGCAGGCTGACAAAGCTGGCGTGGTCTTTCTCGTCCCACTTCGCTTCGTCGATCATAGCAAGAACGCTGGATCCGTCAGGGATCGGATCAAAGTTTCCTCCGCCCGGAACCTCGTATTCAGTCGATTTTTCATCGGCGGCGTTTGCGCCGTCACTCAAGTCCCAAAAAGACATTATGCGTCCTCCGTTTCGGTTTTAGGTTGCGCCGGGGCGTTGTGCCCTTTTAGCGCGGGAACAATATCAGCCAGCGGGTTTTTGCCTTGCGGCAATTCCAATGGCTCGGTGATGCCATAGCGGTTTTTGCTGACGTTGCTGGCCGTGGCATGAACAATCAATTGACGGTCACCGGTGCTGATCGCTTTCTTCCGGTCGCCGTCGGATCCTTTTGTAAAGGTTTCCAGGCGCACAAACCCCACAACATCCACGTCATCAACGTAGGGAGGCAAGCTCTTGGACGGCAGGCGCAATGAATAGCGCATATAATCATCGCTATCTGGCAGTCGCATGGTTTCCACATCCGCGTGGGCAACAAAAACAACGTGCATCCCTTTGCGCGTATTCAGCAACCCCGCCGCCTTGCGCACCCGCTGGTGCATCGACGCAACCGCAGACAGCCCAGCGCCATAGCCGCCAAGCGCCTGATTGATCGACTTGGCTTTGGGGTCGCTTTCCAACACCGCCGACACAAAAAGCCGTTCCAGCGCGGTCACGCTGTCAATGACGACGGTTTCGTATTCGTGGTCAGACTGCAAAAGCGCAATCATCTGCGCCCACAGTTGATCCACCGCGTCTTGAGCCTTCGCGCCTCCAAGAACTGGGAAGGCGTCCGGGCGGTCGCTTGCAGGGATAGCCTGCAAGCCGTCCTCGGCCCTGATAAAGATTGGTTTTGGAAATGATGCGGCAAGGCTGGTTTTTCCCATGCCGCTATCGCCGCAGATCGTTACCATAACGGCTCGATCCTCCGGCTTGGCAATAGATGCCATAAGGTCAGACATAACGTCTCCAATATGTTTCGGCTCATTGGCCCGTGTGGCAGGTCACACTCCAAATCCTGCCCCTTGACCTTAAAGGGGCCTTGCGGTAACTGTCAAGGGGTCAATTCGGGCCAAGGGGCGAACCATGCAGAAACCAGTCAAAGTAACATTTAACGAGACAGACAGGGCCAAGATTGAAGCCGCCGCAGATCGCCTTGGGCTATCTTTGGCAGCGTTTTTGCGTATGTCGGCCTTGAAGGCCGCAAACAAATGATGCACCGAGAGTTTTGGGAAAGCGGCCTGCGCGTATTTGGGCTATACGGTGCAACGGACGGCATGTGCGATTGTGGGAACCCACATTGCCAAGCGCCATTCAAACACCCCATTGCGTCCAACTGGCAGCACACGCCCGCTTGGGATGATGATCAGATTGACGCTATGGAAATGGCAGGCCAGTTTGACACGGGCTTTGGTGTTCTTTGCTCTGGATTGCTTGTCGTGGACATTGACGAACGCAACGGCGGGGTTGATAGCTGGCACAAGCTGGCCGAGGCTGTTCCAGAGATATCGGGCGCTGGCATGGTGGTTCAAACCGGGTCCGGCGGCGGATCGAGGCACTTGTATTTTAGCGCGCCCGAGGGCGTGGCGCTTGTGCAGTCCTTGCCAGATTATCCCGGACTTGACTTCAAATCGTCCGGCTACGTTGTTGGGCCGGGGTCTCTACATGCCAGCGGCAACCGCTATATCATGCTTGAAGGTGGGCCGGAAGATATCGACGCGGCCCCGCCCGCGTTGGTGGACATGCTGCGCCGCCCTGATCGTCACCGCGCTGAGTATGACGGGCGGTCCATCGACGTATCGCACGGCGACCTTGCCGACATGTTGTCCAATGTGGATCCTGATTGTGAGTATGATACATGGATCAGGATTGGCATGGCCCTGCATCACGCCACGGGCGGCACGGGCTTTGGCGTTTGGGACCAGTGGTCGCAGCGCGGGGACAAGTATGAAAGCAAGGGGATGGATAGCCACTGGCATAGCTTTGGCCGTTGCGCCAATCCTGTGACGCTTGGAACACTTATCCACCACGCCGAACAGGGCGGCTGGCGCATGCCGGTTTCATTCACGCCGGATCCACTTTTACAGTTTGACGAACCGGACAATCAGGACCGTGCAGACGGCTTGCCTTTTGATATCGGCGGCG